CTCAGTTGGGCAGGGGCGGCGGTGGCGGCCCCAGGAAGATCACCGACCACCCCTGGCCGTTGTCGATGGCGCGGCCTGTCGGGCCGGCCACGGTGCGGTAGGCACGCAGCCAATCGGCCGGCGTCATGTGCTCGTACGCGTTGGCCCCGGGGTAGTTGTTGTCGAGCACGACGAACAGGCCTTCGTCGGCGTGGACGGTGTTGACCATGTGATTGATCGGCTGCCCGCCGTAGCGCTTCGTCGGGCTGATGCCATAGGTCGAGCAGACCATCCGGCCCGAGCGGCAGGCGGCCTTGACGATCTCCAGGTCGCTGTCCTCGACCTGGATGTAGGCCGGGACCGGCATGGCCCGCTCCTTGCAGACGCGCTCGATCAGCGTCCGCACCTTGGCCGGGTAGCCGCCGCCAGGGATGCCGCTGGCCACCATCCACTTCGGCATCTCGGCCACGGCCGGGAGGCCCTGCCACAGGGCGGCATGGTGGATCGACGTGAACACGCAGCAGCCGGGGCCGTTGGGGGGTGGGCTGCCGATGTTCCGACGGTGCAATTCGCCAGGCAGCTCGCACGCGATCCGCCCGCCGCCAGGCAGTTCGGGACCACCCACCGAGGCCTCGGGCGCGCTCTCCTGGGCGGGCAGGGGCGGGAAGGTCGCCAGCGCGCCGAGCAGCAGGGCGCCGGCCAGGACGAAGCGGTGGAGCATGGGGTGGTGCCTCCGACAGGACCAGTGCTCGTGGAGGATAGCCGCGGCCCGTGTCGGGTTGCTAGGCATCTCCCTGGCCGCCATCGACCAGGGCGTCCAGGGCCACCAGGAGCTGCGCCCACGTCCGCACCGGCGGGACCGGCGGGGGCGCACGCCCCAGGGCCACCAGCTCGGCGCGCAGGGCCGCCAGGTACGCCCGGTCGTCGGCGATCGCCCCCAGCACCACCTTCAGGGCGGCGCGGAGGCGGACGCTTCCAGGGTCGGAGGCCCGGGCCATCGCCTTGGCCTCGGCCCGGAGGCGCTTCACGGGCGCCTCGGGATCGGGCCGGTGGGCCAGGACGCCGGCCTCCAGGCGGGCCTCGTCACTGGCGGACAGTGCGTCCGCGCAGACCACTGAAACAATGGTGCCCGAGGTGAGGACGTGCGAGTAGCCAGGCAGGCCCAGCGCCGCGACCTCGCCGGCGAGCTGGTCCGGGTCCACGGCCTTCAGGGCGTAGACGTAGCGCGTCTCCTCCATCTCACACCCTCCAGACGCTGAACATCCGATTGCTGAAGGTGGCCGTGCCAGCGCCCGTGGCGAACCTCATCTTGAAGGTGTACGTCCCGGCCGCCAGCGACTGGACGTACCCGCCACTGACGCAGTTCGTCGTCGTGCCCGTGACGCGCGACACCTCCTGGGAGGTCGTGCCGTTGTACACGTAAATGACGTTGGCGTTGGCCCCGGTGTTGCTGGCCTCCGCCGACGCCAGGGCCAGGACATTGCTCGTCTCGTCGAGGGTGAACGTCACGCTCTGGGAGGTCGCCAGGTCCGCCGGCGAGCCAGAGGTCGTCGTCTCGCCCGTGGCCACCCAGGCCGTGCCCAGGCACTCGCCCAGCCGCGCGTGCCAGGCGGCGTCGTCGCCCAGATAGTAGGGGCGATTGGAGTGCGCTGTGCCACCCGGGGCCGGGACGATCCCCTTGGCCGCACTGCCACCAGCCGCGACGAAGGTAGGCAGGGTGGTGGGACTGAGCCAGGCCGGCAGGCCGCCCGACACCGTCAGGAGGTATCCCGCCGTGCCGATCCCCAGGCTGGCCAGTGCGGATGCGCCACTGGCGTAGAGCAGGTCGCCCGTCGTGTAGCTCGACAGGTTGGTCCCACCGCGGGCCACGGCCAGCGTGCCCGAGGACAGGTCGCTGGCCGACCGGGTGGCCAGGTCGGCCAGGCTGCTGCCCGTCTTGCTGATCTTGCTCCAGTCGATCGCCGCCGCACTGTCCACATAGGCGTTGGTCAGCTTGCCCACGGTGGCGGTGGCCGCCCCGGTCAGCAGGACCAGGCTGTTGGCCGCGAACGTCAGGCCAGCCAGGACGGCCAGTTCGGCATCGTAGGCCTGGACATCGCTGCCGATGGCCAGGCCCAGGTTCGCGCGTGCGCCGCTGGCCGTGCTGGCGCCGGTCCCGCCATCGGCCACCGCCAGGTCGGTGATCCCTGTGATCGACCCGCCCGTGATGCTGACGTTGCTGGCGTCCTGGGTGCTGATCGTCCCCAGGCCCAGCGTCGTCCGGGCCGTGGCCGCGTCGGTGTCGTCGATCAGGCCACGGCCGAACGAGGTCAGCGTGGTGATCGCCGCCGTGCTGGCCCCCGTGTAGTAGGCCAGGCGATCGGCCGCTGGCACCAGGCCCACCAGGGCGCCGACCGCCGCGTCGCCGATCCCCAAGTTGGACGCCACGAACGAAAGCCCAGCCGTCACAGTCACGGGCGACCAGGTATTGGCCGCCGATCGGTAGTAGATCGTGTTGGTGCCAGCCAGGGCCGCCAGGGCGTCCAGGTCAGCGTCCCAGGCCTGGACGTTCGTGCCGATCGCCAGGCCCAGGTTGGTGCGTGCGCCGCTGGCCGTGCCGGCGCCCGTGCCGCCACTGGCCACGGCCAGGGTGCCGCCCAGCGTCAGCGTCCCCGAGGTCGTGATCGGCCCGCCCGTGAAGGACAGGCCCGTCGTTCCGCCCGAGGCGTCGATACTGGTGACGGTCCCGGCGGCAGAGATCGAGCCGCCAGTCAGCAGCCCCTTCGTGAACGTCAGCCCGCCCGTCGTGATCGTCTGGCCCGTCAGCGTCGTGGTGCCGTCGCGCAACTGGAGGTCCGGGTAGGTGCCCTGCCCCCAGAACTGGATCGCCTCGGGGTTGGCGTTGACGTAGACCCGGGCCTCCTTCCCCGAGTCCTTCGAGGCCACATAGGTGCTGCCGGCGCCAGCATAGTAGACCTTCGACCCGTCGAGGCCGGAGAGGTCGAGGGACACCTGCGTATTGATCGCCACCGCCTGCGTGAACGTCTTGGCCCCGCCGAACGACTGCGTGCCAGCGCTGACGATCCCCGGGGCCAGGGCGGTGGCGTCCTGCCAGCTGATCTTCGCCACTCCTGTGGATGGGTTGGTGACCACGCCGCCCTGGGCCTGGTCCACCTGGATGGTCGTGATGTCGGTGTAGGCCGGCGTGCCATCGGCCTCGGCGACGGTCACGCCGGCCCCGTCCCCGGTGTCGGGGACGACCACCAGGCCGCCGCCGCCGGCGAACGAGTAGCCGCTGCCCGCCAGGAGCTGGCCGGCCATGGCGGCGTCGGCGGCCACCTGGCGCAGGGCCGACACCGAGAGCTGGCCGTCAGCGTTGAAGGGGTCGGTGGGGCCCATCAGGCGTAGCTCCGTGGCGCAGGTGCCTGGAACAGGGAGCGAAAGGGGAAGCTGCCGTAGACGCGGGCGCCGTCGATGGCCCCGCCAAAGGTGGCCAGGTAGTAGCTGCCGTTGGCCGCCGGGAAGCGGTTCCACCGCTGCGGGCGGAAAGCGAAGCGGTACTGGATCCGCCACGTCACTCGGCCGGTCACGCCCTCCAGGCGCTCCGTCTTCCACGGCAGGCACAGGAGCGTCTCGGCCGGATAGAGGGGCGCCCCGTCGAAGCCGTCGAAGCCGTCGGAGTTCACCCGGCCCTTGGCCAGGGCGTAGGTCGAGACCGGCAGGTCGGGCACCTCGTGCCAGGTGTAGACCAGCTGGGCGCCGGGCAGGAGCACCGTGCCGGCCTCGGGGATCACCTGGCCGGCGACCGGCCCCTCGGCGAACTGGAGGTTGTTGGCCGCCACCCGCGCCAGGGGCAGGGCCTCCAGCTGGGGATCGACGTGGCGCTCGACGTAGCGGCCCAGCTCGCCCGCCCCCTTGGCGTCGATGCTGTCGTCGGTGATGACGGCAAACCGGCGCGGTCGGTAGGTGACCCGGACCAGGACGAACCCGTCGTCGTACTCCTCCGTGGGCGGGTTGCTGACGGCCACCGGGGCCAGGGTGGGCAGGGACATGCTGCCAGCCCGGTTGTTGTTCACATAGCGCAGGGCCGGGGCCACCAGGGGCTGCAGGTCGGGGCCGACCACCTGGTTGCCGTTGCTGTCGAGCACGGTGTTGAGGGGGTCGTCGATCCAGGCGCCCAGCCCCTGGACCAGGTCGCACGACGAGGCGAACAGCCAGGGCCGCTGGTTGTCCTGGGCCGGGATGACGCGCCGGAGCCGGTAGAGGTCGGGCGGCGGCGGCTGCTGGCTGACCGGGAACTGCTGCCAGAACGCCTGGACGGCGGCCAGCCGGTCGGGATCGACGTTGGGGCGCAGCTCGGTGGTGGTGTAGCCGAGTGCCCACTCCTCGAAGGCCGACAGCAGTCCCGAGGGCACCTTGAACACCCGCACGGTCTGGCTGTCCGTCTGGCTGGCCTGGCGGCGGAAGCCGTCCATTTCCTCGACGCCCTGGGGGCGGGCGTTCAGCTTGGCCAGGTCGAGGGCGTAGGGCGAATCGTTCCGCGCCCTGGTCCAGGGGCCGAAGACGGTGGCCATGGGATCACCTCACCACGGGAGGACGGATGGTGCCGGCGACGCGATCCAGGCGCTCCACGCCGCGCTGGATCTCGGCCAGGTGCTCGACGGCCTGTTCCTGGGGGCTGCGGGCCGCCGTGCCGAGCCGGGAACTGGCCTGGGCGATCCGCCGGTAGGTGGCCTGGATGTCCTCGATCGGCCCGGTCCGGGGGGCCAGCTCCTGGCGCTGCTCGCCCTGGCCGGCGGGGGGCGTGTAGCCGAGGTTGGGGTTCAGGCCCAGGGCGTTGGGGATGAAGGCCGCCACGCCCAGGGGGAGCCCCAGCCAGTTGGTCACCTGCTGGGCCCGCCGTCCGAAGGTGGGCATGCCCAGGGCCGAGAAGGCCTGGTAGGTCGGGTTGAAGCTGTCCGTGAGGTGGTAGAGCGAGAGGTCGCGCCAGTCCCAGCCGCCCTGGGCCTGGCCGCTGGCGTCGGCCACCCCCCGGGCCCGCCCGCCGAGCAGGCCACGGGCCTGGTCGCCCATGTCGCGCAGCGCCCCACCGATCTCGCGGAGGACACCGAGCAGCTCGCGGAAGGGCTGGGCCACCTCCTTCGAGATGTCCAGGAAGGTGGCGGTGACGTCCTGCAAGCTGACGGTCGAGAGCACGGCCGCCCCCAGGACGGTGCCCAGGAGGAGGAAGGGGTTGCTGGCGGCCAGGGCCACGAAGGCCACACGCAGGGCGACGGCCGCCGCCTGCAGCCCCTGGAACAGGGCGATCAGGTGAGGCAGGAGCAGGGCGGTGGCGGTGAGGCCGGCGATCAACAAGCCCCACTGGCGGAGCTGGGCCTGCTGCTCCCCGGAGAGCGACTGGAACCAGCGCACCAGGGCGGTCAGTCGATCGATCAGCCAGTTGATCTGGGGCAGGAACAGGCTGGCAATCTGGCGCGACAGCTCTTCCATCCGCTGGCCGATCACCTGGCCGGCGACCGAGGCGGCCACCCCGGCGGTGACGAAGCCGAACAACCCCATCGACACCGGGGCCAGCGCCTGGCCCAGGCCAGCGGCGCCCTGGGCCAGGTGGCCGAAGCCCCGGCCGATGCCCACGAAGGCCTGGCCCAGGCGACCGGCGGCCTGGTCGAGGCCGAGGACCATCCCCGCCGCCTGGTCGCGGACCGCGCCGGCCAGGCTGGCCAGGCGCTGCAGCGGCCCGGCGTCGTAACGGAAGGAGGGGCCGGGCTGGCGGGCCATCTGGGCCAGCCCGGCGTTGACGACGGCGAGCGTCGGGGCCACGCTGGCGAGGCCCGCCTGGAGCCCCCGCGTGCCGGCCTGGGCCTGGCCCAGCGCCTGGGCCAGGAGCGGCGACAGTTGCCCCACCTGGGCCGCCAGCCCGGCCAGCCCTTCGCCCAGGGACTTCATCCCCTCGGCCAGGGAATCGAGCCCCTGGGCCTGGAACTCGACGAAGAACTCCGCCACCTTGCCCGTGTCCGCCATCACGCCTCCTTCGCCCGTCGCACGCGCTCGGCCAGGGGCAGGTCGCGGTAGGCGGCCATGTAGGCGGCCACCTGGTAGGGCGTCATCGGCTGGAACCCCTCGGGCGGCCGTGGCCTGTCGCTCGGCACGTCGAGGGCCAGCTCGACCTCGGCCAGGGTCAGCTCATCCACCTGGGCCGGCAGCAGGCGGCCCTCACCGTGCCACAGGGCCCAGTAGATCGAGGCCCACCTCACCCGGGGCCAGTCGCGAGCGGAGCGCCCGGGCTGGCCCCGCCCCCGTTTGGGCGCTGCCCCTCACCCTGGGCGGCCCGCAGCACCTCGGCCACCCGGTTGGCGCGGAAGAGGTGGAAGGCCACGTCGAGGCCGTCCTCCTCGGTCGGCGCCTCGGGGCGGACGAGGAGGAGCTGGAACAGCTTGGCCCCGCCCAGCTCCGTGCCCAGGAAGCGCTGGGCCAGCGGGCAGGCCAGTGAGAAGTAGCGGAGCTGGTCGCGCGTATCGATGGCCACCTTCAGCAGGGCGCGGACCTCGTCATCGGGCGCCCGGCCCAGGAGGCGATCGACGTCGGCGAAGGGGTCGCCCACCTGCTCGGCGACCCAGTCGCGCCAGGCGCGCAGCACGCGGACCCGGAGACGGCCCAGGACGAACCGGCGGCCGTCGTCGAGGACCACCTCCTGCTCTCGACCGAAATCGAGCATGCATCACCTCGCATCAGAGGGCGGGAAAGACCATCAGGCCCATCAGGCTGTTGGCCTTCCAGTCGGCGTCCCACATCATCTCCTTGTCGGTGCCGCCGGCGAAGTGGAGCTTCTCGCAGATCATGGGCACCTGGATCGACTGGTTGCGGCTGATGCCGTAACCGAAGATCCCGCCGAAGCCGGGGAGCACCAGGAGGGGCGCCTGCCAGGGCACCTCGTCGAGGTCGAGGTCGCAGACGACCCGGCCGGACATGTCCTGGGGCCCGGAGATCCGCGCCCGGAAGCCCTGCGACTTGACGCCGGTCACGTCGTGCAGGAGGACGCTGATCTCCAGGTTGTGGTCCTTGACATTGAGCTGGCCCGCCGCCGCCTGGCCCGCGGACTGCCACGACACCGGGACCAGCCAACCTGGTTGGAAATCACCCACGGCCCACCTCCTCACTCACGGACGTAGCGCAACCACGTCAGGCACCGCCGGCACAGGTGCCGGCCCTCGCCGCTGAGGGCGGCCCGCTGGCCGCACTTCGGGCAGTCGGCCACCAGGCACTCGTGGCCGGCCTGGACCAGCACCTGGGCCACCACGTCCACGGGGGCCAGCACGTCGCCGGCGACGTTGCGGGCCCGGTCCAGGCCGCGCTGGAACTCGCCGGCCAGCTCCGCCGTGCGAAACGGTGAATGGTTCGACGGCCCCATGTCACACCTCCAGTCGTCCCGAGACCACGTCAGCCTCCAGGGTGCCCACCCACACGTCGATCCCCTGGCGCACGGTCTCGTCCTGTTCCAGCCGGTCGTTTTCCGGGGTGGGCTTCCAGCCCACGAACTTCGCCCCCGAGGGATAGTCCAGGTCGGCAGCGCCCATCCGGGCATGGAACAGCGCCGCCGCCGCCTCCAGCACCTGCACGACCTGGTCCTTGGTGCCCCACACCTGGATGGTCACCCGCCGCGTGTCCTTGAGCGTGCCCTTCGTGCCGCGCTCCCCCCGGACGGCCCGGCAGGCGATCCGGGCATAGGGCAGGGCCAGGGGCTGGTCACGAGTGGACTTCAGCCGTCCCGCCCCTGGCGGCCGGTCGAGCAGGGCTGGCAGTCGGGCCCGGTCGCTGTCCCAGCGGCGGCGCACGGCCGCCAGAGTGTCGTCGTCGATCGACACCAGCCCCGAGGGAGTGGCCATCAGGCGCCTCCCTTCGGGCTAGCCAGGGCGGCCATGTATGGCCGCTCCTGCTCCAGGGTGGACAGCAGCCACGGGCGAGGGCGGACACGGTGCGTGCCCAGCTCCAGGTAAGCGCCGTAGGTGGCGTTGGCGGCCAGCCCCACCCGGGCCTTCAGGCCGCCGACGTCCAGCTCGTAGACGACGTTGCGCTGCAGCCAGCCGGTGATCTTGCGCGGCGGCTCGCCAGGACGGGAGGGGTTGCGATAGACAGTGCCGCCGCGGCGGCCGCGCGTGCCGGTGTTGGGGACGTTCAGGCGCTCCAGGAGGCGCGTGTGCAGGTGGACGACGGCCCGGGCCAGCCCCTCCCAGGCCCGCTGGCGCAGGTCGGCCGTGGCCGCCTCGTCGAGCTGGACACGCACCCGGATCACCGCCGCTCCTCCGCCTCGAGCACCGGTAGCTCGTCGATCCGCTCGGGCTGCCGGTACGCCATCAGGTCAAGGTAGACCGTCCTCGTGTCGGGTTGCCAGCGCAGTCGGTCCTCGGCCACGTCGAGCAGCGGCAACTGGCGATCGACGACCACCTGGTAGCGGCGCCGGCCGTAGCGGGCGCCGCGGGCCTCGTCGGGCGACTCCTCCTGGGGCTGCACCCGGGCCCGCACCGTGTACAGGGGCCGCCAGTCGCCCTTGACGGCGGCGCCGCTGGCATCGTGACTGATCGTCGCCCGCTCGACCACCACGGTGTCGCGGAGGTCGAGGGCCAGGGCCAGGTCCACGCAGCCGAGGCTGCAGGTCTGGCCGCGACGGTTGCGGTCGCGCGTCAGGACCGTCCAGCGCGTGCCGTCCTCCTCCTCGACCACCCAGCCGGGGACCGGGAGCACGCCCTCGGGCAGGAGGACATAGGGCAGGTGCCAGCGCGTCTCGTGGCCGAGGTACACGCCCCCCGAGGGCGAGCGCTCGCGGCTGCGCACGGCCCGCTCCTTGGCCACGGCCAGGTAGTAGCGCTGAGGCGCGGCGCCCTGGCGGGCCGGTGCTTCCAGGGTGACGGCGGTCGTGGCGTCCCAGCAGCGGTAGTCACTGGCCAGCGCGTCCATCTCCACCTCAGCCGTAGACCGGCAGCTGCTGCCACGACCACACCACCCGGAGCGGCTGGCCGGTGACAGGCGTGAAGGCCACGTCGGCCTGCAGGCGCTGCGGGGCCGCCGGGCCGGACAGGACGCCCGGGGCAGCCAGGGCGGTGGCCGGGAAGAGCGCGGCCGCCAGCTCGCCGGCGAAGTTGTAGCCCCACGCACCATCAGCCCCCGGGTGGATGGCGCTGTCGGCCGACCAGCGCGGATCGTCCTGGCGCAGGTCGTCGTACACGCAGCTGGCCACGGCGAACGAGCCACTGCCGAGGCTGGTCCCGGTGGCCAGGTTGGATACCGTCCAGGTGATCGAGGACAGGCTGGCCCGGGTCACCAGCTGGCCGTCGTGCCCCCGGAGGCGGGCCAGGAGGACGACGCCGGACAGTCCCGGGACGCCCCCACCGGTGATCTGGCTGCGCGTCAGGCGGGCCATGTCCTCCTCCTCACTCGTGGACCACGTCGCCGGCGACACCGCCGCCGGCCCACAGGTCGCCGGCGGCCACCCAGTAGGGGCCGCCCACCACGATCACGCCGCTGGCCACGGGGGGCGACAGGGCGTAGCACGTCGTCAGCTCCAGGCCACGGCGGGGCGGGCGCCGGACGTGGCCGTCCTGGCACCACGGCACCAGGGCCGAGGTGATCACCTGGGCGGTGTCGAGCACCAGCACGCCCTGTCCGGGGAGGCGCGGCCGGGGACGGGGCCGGGGCGGCGCTACCTGGGCGGCCCACGCCGGGACAGGGAGCAGTTGTTGCTGCGAGGCCGCCCAGGCCACGCCGCCCTCGGCGTGCGGGACGACCAGGGGCGTCGGCCGACGCCGAGGCTTCCCCGGGCCGACCTCGACGATCGTCGGGGCGACCAGGTGCGGGTCGAGGCCCAGGACGGCCGTCGGGGCCGCCGTGATCGCCAGGGTACGCGCCGCCGGCGGGGCGGGCCGCCGCTGGCCGGCCCGCCCCTCGGGGGCGACCAGGACGACGCAGCGGGCCGCCACGTCGAAGGCGGCCAGCACTTCCGCCACGGGCGGGGCGGCCTGGTCAGGACGTGGCCGGGGCCGGGCCGCTGGCCGATAGGGGGGCTGAGGGCCGGAGGGGGCGGCGGACCGCCCGCTGATCTCGCTGGCCAGCAGCCCCTCGTTGGGAGGCAGGGCCGGCCCCTCGGGGCGCGGCCGGGGCCGGGCCCGCACCACGGTCGGCAGGAGATACAGTCCGGCCCGGGAGGCCGTATCGAGGGACGCCTGCACCTCCGCCGTGGGCAGCACCTCCGCCGTGGGCGGGGCGGCCCGTCGCCGGCGAACGGGGAGGACGACCTGGTCGAGCACCTGGCCGTCCGGGGGCAGGACCACCGGCACCACCTCCCCGGCAGGCGCTGGTCGCCGGCGGACGCGCCGGACGGGAGGCGGGCCAGGGGCCTGCCAGGGCTGCCAGTCACTCTCGGGCAGGATGGGGACCAGGTTGCGGACCGTGTCGCCCTCGGGCCGGCCGCGACTCCGGCGGCCGGGCGCGGGCTGCTGGTGCCAGAGGACGGACAGGGCGTCGGCGTCCTCGGTGTCGGGCCTGATGCGCGACACGGGCCAGAAGGCCGCCTGGTAAGGGGCCGTGCGGCGGGCCAGGGGGCGGGAGCGTGCAGGCAGCTCCCCCTCGCCGCCATCGACGTACACGCCGGCCGAAACCAGGAAGCCGTTCACGGGTGCCCTCCTCAGCGAGGGACGTCGCCCTCGACGCGCCCCAGGATGGGGCGGAAGTCGAGGGGCTGGTTGCGCTCCATGTTCTCCAGTTGCTGCTCCTGGGGGACGCAGTGGTCGCAGCGCCGCGACCCGCAGGTGATCCCGTGGCAGCGCCCGCACCAGCCGCGCTGGCGGCCGCTGCCCGGCTGCCACAGCCACACCCGGCCGCAGTGGCAGCAGGACACGGTGTCGGTCACCACCACCGGGCCACCCTCGTGGGGCGTCGAGATCAGCAGGCCGGACACCTGGCCGGCCGGAGCGCTGGCACGGTCACTCACAGGAGTTGGTTCCCCACGGGGTTCGGGGTGCCGGTCCGCCGGGCGATCGCCGGCCGCCAGCGCTCCAGGCACTCCTGGCAGCCGTGGAGCACGCCGTGGGGCGTGCGCGTCCCCTGGACGTCCTCGGCGGTCAGACGGAAGGGCGTGTGCTCCTCGCCCTGGCGGAGCGCCCGCCGGCAGCAGGCACAGATGCGGACGTCCCGGTCGCCCACGCGCGGGACCGGGACGCCGGGAGGATAGGTGTTGTCGATGGCCGCGCCACCGTAGAGGCAGGGGGTGCAGACGGCCACCATGCCCTGGCCCTCGACCCAGGTGGTGGCCGTGGGGTCGTCCTCGCGCGGCGCGAGCTGGCACAGGGCACAGTGCACGGGGTCACTCCTCGAAGTGGACGGTGGCGTCGGCGTTCCCCGTGAAGCTGGCGTGGACCGGATAGAGGCCCAGGCCGTTGTTGGCGGTGGCCGGCACCTTCAGCTCGCCGCCCGGCGCCGCCACCCAGCGATGCGAGGCGCGCTGGTTGAGGGCCAGGTGGAAGAGGATGGCGTTGGCCGTGTAGGTCGGGTCGGCGCTGTGGTTCTTGCCGGCCGACGCCGTGGCGGCCGGGTCGCCCGGGTCGAGGGCCTGGGGGGTGACGGCCGTGCTGGTGCCGGCGGCCGTGGACCGCTGGACGTACCACAGGATCGCGTTGTCCGCCGGCGAGCCGGACACGCCCAGGAGGATGTCGTACCAGCACAGGCGGATCGCCGTGGTGCCCGTGGTCCCCAGCAGGGTCTGCGGGGCCGAGGAGGCCACGGCCCGCTGCCCATCGACGCTGTATCGGCGTGCCATGTCAGTTCACCTCGTCGTAGGTCAGGTGGCCACCCACGGCGGTGGCGCCACTCAGGTTGAGGACCAGGGCCGTCCCCTGGCTCGTCTCGAAGTGCCCGGCTGGCCCGTGGAAGCGCCCGTCGGAGTGCGGCGCCGCCGAGACGTTGACGCCGGCGGCGCCGTAGAGCAGGCCGGTCAGGTCGCTGCCCCCAGCCCCGTCGGTGAACTTGGCGTTGACCGTCCCCGAGAAGCTCAGGACATAGCTCACCACCCGGATGCGCTTGCCGGTGACGGCCGCCACCAGGGTGTTGTTGCCGCTGCTCGACGCCGAGATCGCCACGGTCTTCATTGTCTCAGGCCCTCGCTCGCGACCGCAGGCACCACGGGCCTTCTTCTTGCTGGATCAGCGTGTTGAGCGACGTGACCTTGCGGAGCACCGCCTCGCGCCACTCCGTCCACGAGTAGCTCTCACCGTCGAGCGAGTAGCTCGGCTTGGGGCCGTTGGCCTGGCAGAAGGCCGTCTCGTCGGCCAGCTGCTGGAGCAGGCTGGCCTTGATGGCGGCCAGGTTGGCGGCGTTACTGGCCATGGGGGGCCTCCGGTCCCTCCAGCGGCCGCTGGAGGAAGAACACCAGCCCGGGGACGGGCTGGGCCAGGGACAGCAGGCCGCCCACTTGCACGGGGGCGGCGACCACGCCCGCCACCTGCCAGCCCTCCAGGCCCAGGGCGGCCAGCGGGGCCTGGTACTCGCCGGCCGGCACGATCAGCTCGCGGAACTCCCAGCGCATCGGCCGCCCCTCCCGTCAGTCGTCCAGCCGGAACTCTTCCGGGCGGACGCCCAGGCGACGGGCCTGGGCCAGCCGGTAGTCCTCGCGCGTGGCCGGAGACACCTCCGGCCGGAACTCCGAGGTGATCACGCCCATCTCCTGGCGGTACTGCTCCCAGGCGTTGGCCGGGTCGCTGGCGCGAACGACATGGGTCGGCGCGTACTTGAGCGTGACCTGCCAGTAGCTGGCCCCGTCGGCCGGCAGGTCGCCGACCACGTCCACGGTCCGGGACGCTCGCTCGCCGGCCAGCTGGGCCTCGAGCAGGGCGACCTTCTCGCGCAGGGCCTCCAGTTCGGCCAGTCCCGCCGCCTCGGCCCCCTCGTCGGGGCCGGCCTCGTCTCGCCTCTTCGCCATCGCGGCCCCCCTCAGTTCTTGCTGCGGACGACGCGGCGCGGCTCGTACCACATCGGCACGCCGCGCTCGTCGGCCTTGGTGAACAGCACCACGCCGCGGTCGATCATGTCGAGCTGGTTGGGCGCGGCGGTCTGGACGCGGAAGGGCCAGTTCTGCGCGTACTTCAGGGGCTTGCCGCGCTCCCAGGTCCACCAGTACTTGCCAGCGTTGCTGGCCGACAGGTTGAGCCCGTCGGCGTCGGTGCAGCGCTGGTAGACCAGCGGGCTCTCCAGCAGCTCGAACTGGCCCTTGTAGGGCGACTGGAAGGCCCGGACCTGCTGCGGGTTGCTCGTGCTCCCCGGGGCGTCACGGTACTGGACGTCTCCGGCCAGGTCGCCGACGATGGCCCGGGCCACCACCAGCTTCTCGCGATTGACCAGCATCATGTTCGGCTGGATCAAGACGCGCAGGTTGGTCTCCGGGTCCTTCATGTCCCGGAACTTGATCAGGACGTTCTGGACGTTGTCCCAGTGCAGCAGCTCGTTGGAGAAGTCGTTGTCCCAGGTGCTGGCCGTCTGGTAGGTGTTGTAGCTGGTGCCCTTGTAGACGTAGGTGTTGGTGACACCGATGAAGGCGTCGATCACCCGGATTTCCTTCCGCCACCGCAGCCACTCGCCGACGTCCTTGGCCTCCTGGAGCACCTCGCCCGCGAGGTCGAGGAACACGGCTTCCTGGGTGACCTCGGAGGACAGGGCGTTCTCCACCGTGCGCGGCTGGGTGATCCAGCGTTCGCCGATCTGGGCCCGCTTGGTGGGCATGCCGGGCAGGCGCTCCTCGGCCACGTCGCCCAGGCGAGTGACGCCGATCACCTTGCGCCCATCGAACATCTTGGTCGGCTCGGCCGGGGCCAGCTTGTCGGCGATGAACACCGGGTTCTCCCAGCCCTCCATCGTCGAGACCTCGAGCAGGCCGGACACCACCGCCGTGAAGGCGTTGATGTTGGCGAAGGCCGTGGCCTGGATGGCGCCGGTGCCAGCCTCGACCAGGGGCCGGCGCTCCTCGACGAGCATGGCCCGGCGGACCGCGTCCGGGCGGAGCTGCTCCGCCCAGTCCCCGCCGATCACGGCCTCGGCCAGCTCGCGCAAACTGAACTCGGAAGGCTCGAAGCGCTCGACCGCCTGGCCGTTGGGCAGCTTGCCACCCTCGACCAGCTCGACGCGGCGGGCGTTGCCGGCCCGGTCGTACAGCCGGCGGCCATTGGCGTCCACCAGGCCCAGTCCCTGGTAGACGAACTGGACGAACTTCGCCGGCCCGTGAGACTCGTACAGGGACCGGAGGGAACTGCCGCGTATCATGGCCACGCTCTCCTTTTCCAGGTGGGGCCGGTCAGGCCGATACCAGGCCGTTCCAGTTGGTCCCGTCGCACCAGAAGTAGCCCGTCTTGTTCTGCGGCACGGCGCCGTTGCCCTTGATGGCCGTGGTGCCGTCCGACGCCTTGAAGGTCACCGTGTTGGCCCCGGCCGAGTTGTTGGTGAAGACGAAGACCAGGCCCATGGCCGCCGCGACTGCCTCGTTGGGCAGGGTGACGTTCCGCGCCGCCGTCGGCACCATGTTCAGGATCGGGTTGGACCCGACCGTCAGGGTAGCCGCGGCGTCGCTCAGGGTGGTGGCCCCCACGCCCTGCGCCCCGCCCAGGCCCAGAGGGCGGCGGTCCCTGTCGCTCGACAGGAACGACGAGGTCAGCCGGCACCGCACCTTGGTCACCGCCGACGGCTCGCGCTTGACGACCACGCCGATGGCCAGGGCCGGGTTGGTGACCTTGATCACCTGGCTGTCGTAGTTGGCCGGCGTGGCCGAGCGGTCGATGCCGACCAGGTCGCCGACCTCGAAGGTCGAGGAGGCGCAGTCGGCATCGAACACGCCGTCGAGGCAGACCAGTCGCCGGCTGTCGTTGCCGGTGGACGTCTCGGTCGAGAGCCGCTGGTCGAGGGCCACGCCCAGGAAGAGGGCTGCGAAGTCGCACTGGTTGAGGACCAGCGACCCCTTGTCGGCCCGGGCGCTGGCGTTCTTGGCCACCGAGTTGCCCGAGTCCCAGTACAGCAGGTTGCCAGCGGCCACGGCCGTGGAGGCCGGAAAGGGCAGGACGGCCGTGCGATTGTCAGCCAGCACCTCGCGGATCATGTCACCCTCGCGCGCTATGGATGAAGGCGGCCAGCTCGTCCGCCGGGTTGGTGGTGGTGCCCTTGCCCGGAGGCAGGGCGCCGCTGCGGGGCTGGACGCGCGGGGCCGAAGGCGGGGCGGCCCCGCGCTTCTCGCGCTCGATCAGCCGACGGCGGGCCTGGTCGTCGCGCAGGCCCACCAGCGCCTCGACGAGGTCGCGGTCGGGGACCACGCCGGCCTCCTCGAGCAGCTCGTAGGAGCGCTCGCGGGCCTTCAGCCGCCGCCGCGACTCGCGCATGTCCTCGTCGTCGTCGCACTCCTCCTCCAGCTCCTCGTCCTCCTCCTCGGCCACCTCCTCGCCCGAGGCCATCAGGCGCTCGGCGGTGGTCAGCAGTTCCTTGAGGCGCTTGACCTTGTCAGCGGCGTTGCCGTCACCGTCGAGGACGGCCATGCAGGCAGCGCGGAAGCCGCTCTTGAGGGCGGCCGTGGGGTCTTCGGGCGGAGCGCCGTCGGCGGGCGGCGGCGCCTCGACGTCCATCTCCCCGTCCATCACGTCCATCTCGAGGAGCTTCTTGATCTGGGCGCGGCGGCGCCGCGGGCGCGACACGCCCCGGGCCGCCCACTCCAACCACTCGCGGAGCTTGACCTTCACGGCCCCTTTCCTCCTCGACTCGAACAGGCCACCAACAGTGGCCGGGCTATCGACGAGGTCCACCGAGTAGACCTCGAGTATCTCGCGCACCACCTCGCCCTCGGGCGTCTCGCTCACGTCCCCGTCCGCGTGGTGGCTGAGCCCGAACAGGTGCGGCGCCTTCTCGGCGGCCGTGAAGACCGACTCGGCCAGCTCGCTCCGGGGGTTGAGGACGTTGAGGTCGGCATACAGCCCGTCGGCCTCGACGCGGACATTGGAGAGCCAGCCGAAGGTGTCCTCGACGTCACGCTCGGCGCTGGCCAGGCCGCCCGCCTTGCGGTGGTGGTTGATCTTGACCTTGGCCCCCTCGTAGAGGCCGTCCCGGGCAGCCTTGACCAGCGCCTCGCGCAGGTAGCGCCGCCCGCCCTTGCCGTTGGGGCTGGTCAGCCCCAGCACCTTCACCCCGCGGACCACGCCCTCCTGGCGATCGACGCGGCCCCGCACCGAGGCCAGGGCCTCGGCCAGGCGGACACGGCGGTGGCGGGTGGCCTTCATGCGGCCAATATCTGGCCGGCCGGTGTCGGGTTGCAACTACTCCGCCAGGACGGGGGTGAGGTAGCAGCGGCAGTTCCAGGCCATCGAGCCGTCGGCCTCCTGGGGCGGGCGCGGGCACTGGTCCATCCCCTTCTGCCCCGGCCCGGGGTGCTTCCAGTAGGTGGTGCCGTCGCGGGCCCGGTGCTCGGGGCGGGTGTTGGCGTCGAGGGTGGCGTGGACGGTGTAGCCGACCACCAGGTCGCCGAGCTGGCGGTGGCAGGCCATCTGCATGGCCGACGCCACCCGCAGGGACTCGGTGCGGGCGATCCGCCGGGCCGTCGATCGCACCCCCTGGACGGCGTCACGCAGCCGCCGGGCGATCGTCGCCTGGTCGTGGCCGAGGACCAGCCCGGTGGAGATGTGCCGGGCCAGGGCCGCCGGCGCGGCCAGGCCCGTGCCCGAGCGGAGGCGGTCCTGCCACCCCGAGGCGTAGACCACGGCCTCGACCTGGGCCAGGGTGGGGGGAGGGAACAGCAGGTCGAGCAGGGACGGGCCGCCCTCTCCGGGCACGCCACGGAAGTGCGCCCACAGGTCGGCCAGGTCGAGGCCGGCGCCCACGCGGTCCTCGTGCAGGAGGTGGCGCCGCCCCGCGGCGCGGTGGGCCAGGGCACGCCGCAGGGCGTGCTGGGGCAGGGACCGGGCCAGGACGGACCGGGCACTGCGGTGCCCCCAGCGGGCCAACCCCACCAGCTCGCCGGCGATCGCCTGGCGCAGCAGGCCGGGCAGGGCGTGGAGGACCGACCGGACGCTCGCCGGCGAGCCCTGGCGCAGGGCCGCCAGGAGGTGCAGCCAGGCCCGGCGCGTGGCCCGGTCCACCTCGGCCACGGCCCGGTCGGCCCGGGCGCTGACACGTTCCTGGCGGGCATGGGCCAGCTCGACCAGGGCGGGGGCGGCCATCAGCGCTTCTCTCCCTTGCTCGTGCCGGCCTGCTCGGCCAGGAACGCCGCCGCCTTGCGGGCCTGCTCGTCGGTGATCTCGCCCCGGTCGCGCGCGGCGGCGACCTCCTCGAGGGCGACCAGGTACTCGTCGAGGTCCATGGTTCACTTCCCCTTCTTGCGCTGGGTCAGCAGGTTTCGGATGAACCGGACGTGCCCAGGCGACCGCCCCGACAGGTGGCTGACGTAGGCGTCGATGATGAACGGGTTGTCCCAGAGGTAGCCGCTACCTCCCTCGTCCACCGCGGCGTTGAGTTCGACTACCTTGTATCCGTTGGCCGTCTTGACCACGTCGGGGGCGTAGAGCTGTCCGGCCCTGGCCTTCTCGGGAAGCTTGTCGATGGCCTCCTGGGCAGCTTGGGCCATGGCGCGGGTCTCGTCGTCCTCGAACACGATGGGGAGGTGCGCCCCCTTGATCCACGTCGAGTGCGGGATGACCTCGGCCTTGCCGTTGCGGACGACGACGTGGACGCGGCCCTCGCCGCTGACGATCGTCTTGCCGGCCGCCCGCTCCTCCTCGGAGACGCCGACGACCGGGAAGGCCGGCTGGACCATGAACTGCTCGCCCCCGTTGGGGAGGGCCATGCCCTTCTCGTGGTCGGCCGCCTCGCGGGCCTTCTCGGCCCACTGCCGGGCATCGCCGTCGATGGTCTGCTCGTACTCGGGAGAGCCGAAGGCATACAGATCACCCGACGAGTGGACGATCCCGGCCACCTTGCCTGAGTCGGGGTCGCGGGCCAACTGGAAGCCGTACTGCGACAGGGCCGAACCGGCATTCCAGATCGTGTCGCGGGCAGACTGGGCGATCGCCGCGGCCCGCTGCGGAAAGAAGATCCCCTGGCCGGCGAAGGCGTCGTCACCGTAGGTCTTGACGATCCACTGGCCCTTGCCGAAGCGCTCGTCCATCTTGGCGTACACCTCGTCCGTGAGGTGCGTGGTCTTCTTGCCCATGATGACCGAGATGTCTTCGCTGGCCTCCAGGCCGGGCAAGTCCTTGGCCTCGTCGAGCTTGGTCTGGTAGGGCGTCTCGGCCGGCTCGAAGTCCGGCGTCAACTCGGCGTACTTCGTGGTGAACGGCGAGACGATCTTCGACCCGGTCCCAGCCAGCTGGGCAGGCACGATACCGTGACGACCGAGGTAGGCCTCGGTGAACTCGCCCATCGAGTCGGACCAGTAGCGGGCCTCGGTGTAGCCGACCTCGCTGCCGTCGCCGGCCCCACGGTCCTCGCCGAGGGACAGCAGGGCCGACTCCACGCCCACGGCGTTGACGTGATCGCGCAGCATGCCCATCAGTCCGGCGGCCCGGTCGTTGCCATTCGCACGGAACAGGCGCTCGAATCGGTCGAGCTTCTCGTTCACGCGCCTGGCGTCGACTGCTACGCGCTCGGCTTGTTCGCGGCTGGGTACGCTACCAGCAACTGCCGCACTAAGGGGCTGAGTACCAGCGTCCCCGCCTCCACCTGGGCCTTCACCGTCGGGTCGTCCAGCCGGCGCCTCCACTCGTCTGCCAGTTTCTGGAGATGGTCCTCCAGGTCCTTCAACTCTACTTCCTCTCGAAGCGTCATCCTTCTTGCCCCCCTTGATCTTGCGTAAGTCGTCGGCGTCTCCCGCCAGGACGTCGGCGATCACCTGGCGGGCCAGTTTGCGGGCCTGCTCAGCCTTGACGCCGCTGGCCTTGTATCCAGCCCGCTTCTTCCAGGCGTCACGCTCCCTGGCCGTGAGGCCCAGGATATCGATGGCGAGGTCGGCTGCCGAGGCCGGTGTCAGCCGACCCGGGTTGGCCTTCAGCGCCTCGATGCGGGCCTCGATGTCCTCGACGGTGGGCCTGTCCGGCTTCGTCCTGGGGGCCCGCCGCGGCTTGCCCTTGTCCTCCTTATTGGGCGCTGCCACCCGGCGCCCATCGACGTAGTACCACGTCTGGGGCTTGCCCCTCACCATCACCTGCTTGGTGCCGGTGAAGCCGGCACCAAGCAGGGCCGATTCCCTGAGGATGGCACGCCAGTACGGTTCGGCCGGGGGGCTGGCCTCGGAGAGCGGGGCCGCGGGCCGCTCGGCAACCGCCCGATCGGCGGCGTCGAGGGCGGCGCCGAGGTCGTGCAGTTCGTCGATCGCCGCGGCCAGGAGTGCGGCGTACCAGTCGCCACCCTCCGCGATGCCCTCGACGAGGCGCTCGACCTGCTCGCGCGTCGGCCGGGCGTCCCCCTGGCCCTCCACGGACTCGCGGGCCGCCTTCGGCCCGTGGGCGTGCATGTCGATGCCGTGTGTCAGGCCGTTCCTGATGACGTTCCGCGCGGCGCGGATGGTGGCCAGCGGGTTGCCCTCGACCACGCTGGCCGCCGCCGCATAACCGACGTAGGCCAGACTGGCGACGGGCACGAAGAAGGCCAGCTTGCTGATTGCAAACCCGCCCAGGCCGCCGATGTGGGCGGCGACATGCAAAGCATGATGGGCCGCCGGGACGTTGGCCGTCCAGGAACTGATGGCGTCGATGGTACGGGCGACATTGGACACCCGCTCGGCGTCCTCGGCCGAGTAGCCGCGTTCGGTGACCAGTTCGGTGGCCAGGCCCTGCACGAACCCCTGGGTGGCCTGGCCTGTCACCTCGATGGCGTGGACCGTCCACGCCGCGGCCCTCGCCGTCCACCGCACCGCCTTCGGGCTGCGCTCGACCTTGCCCTTGGTCCACTCACTGAAGCGGTCCCACAGCGCGACGGCCCTTTCCTTCACCGCCCCGCCAGCGCCCATCGCCGCGTCGATCGCCCCGCGGAAGGCGGCGGCCACCTCGTGGCCGGGGCCGCCGGCCTGGGAGTCGGCGGCCCGCTGCTGGTCGCGGGCCCGGTCCCGCTTTGCCTTCTCGGCCTGGCCGCCCGCCGAGCAGGGGTGGCCGGTGCGATCGTCGTGCATCCCCTTGCCGACGCGATTGGGGACGCACGCCTCGTACAGCTCGCGTGCTCCCCGCACGGCCCGCGCGGCGATGCGTTCGCGGAAGACGGCCTCCTCGATCGTCTCGGTCGGCCGGCCCTCCTCGGGGACGAGCTTCTGGGGTGCCTCCTCGGGGAACAGCTGCTCGGCCTCGTCGGCGCCGAACCCGAAGACGATCCGGGCATTGGCCACGGCGGCCGACCGGGGCAGCTCGCCGGCGTAGTAGGAGCGCTGCAGGGCGGCGATGGCCTGGCTGCCACCGACGGTGGCCCGCAGGCTGTCGGCCCCGCCCCCTGCCTGGCCGCCCAGGCCATCGCCCTCGGCCGGTGCCGAGGGGCCGTCCTCCACGTCCGGGGGAGGGGTGCCCAGCAGGGAGGAGAGAGGGTCGCCCTCGCCGGCCCCCTCCTCGGCGGGTGGCTGGCCCTCGGCGCCCTCGCTCGACAGGGGCAAGTCCTCGCCCTGCCCGCCCGTGCGCTCGTTGTGCTCCGAAATCTGCTGCTGCTCCTGGTCGTAGTCCAGGCCCTCCTGCTGGCTCCACGTCTGGGGCGACAGGATCCCTGCCTGCGACTTGATGCTGTTGGCCTGGGCCTCCTGGACCTTGTCGCGGATGACCAGCGACGGGGCCTCGACCTGCAGGTCGCACTCCCGCCGGACCTCCTCCCAGGACCACGTCCGCCCCTCGGCCCGGATGCGGCCCGCCTCGGCCGCCGTGCGCACGGCCGACCACGTCGAGGTGCCGTAGGCCTCGCGATAGACGCGCTGCCAGCGCTGGCAGCGGCGCGTGAACGGCGCCTCGGCCGTCAGGCTGGAGGCGTAGTTGTTGTTGCTGGCGTCGGCCGACACCAGCCACTCGGGGGCGTTCCACTTGACCCCGGCCCGGCGCAGGCTGGCCTGGGTGGTCTGGATCCACACCGGCCCGCCCTGCGAGAAGGGCGGGGGGACATAGCTGAAGCCCTTGGGGATGTCCCGGACCTCGCCCGGGGTGATGCGGCGGTTGTTGACCAGGTCGCCCGTGGCCGGGTTGCGCGTCTGGTAGTCGGCCTCGTCGTCCTGGAACTCCTGGACCTGCGAGCGAGTGTTGACCTCGTGCTGGCGGATCTCCGCCACGCTGGCCTGCACGGTGGCCGACTCGACCATGGCCTGGATGCACCGCCCAGCGGAGCGCAGGGCGTCATGGGTCGCATAGACGAAATCGGGCATGCCGCGCTTGATCGTGCAGTCGACGTTGCAGCGCAGGTGCAGCAGCGTGCCAGTCTCGACGCGCTCGCCCTGGGTGGGGTCGCCCTCGTAGCAGACGTGGTAGGCGACGTGCCTGGACACGTCGCCCGGGGCGTTCTCCACACCGAACGAGCCGATTTCCAGGGGCAGGTCGGGGTCGTCGAGGACCTGCTCCGGCTCGACGACGCGCACGTCGGTGGTGCCGTCGTCGAGGGGGAAGTGGCGGAGGAAGAACTCACCGTCTCGGCGCGAGCGCTTGAACAGCTCCAGCTCCAGGGCGGCCCAGCCGTTGCGCTTCAGGTGGTCGTCCACCTCCTGCTGGACGGCGTCCACGAGGGCCGGTGGCGGCTTGCGGCCCTTCCGGGCCGTGACGCGGTAGGTGTAGCCGTCGGCGACGACGTAGCTGGCCAGCCCGGACAGGGCACCGGCGGCCAGGTCGCTCTCGACGACCAGGAAGCGGCTCTGGGCTCGGAGGATGGCGTGCTCCTGCCAGGTCCGCCACCAGGGCCAGTTGGCCCCGTAGCGGCGGTCGGACACGGTGCTCGGGGCCAGGAACAGCCGGCCGTCGTCGGTGCGGAGCTGGTCGAGGAGCTGGCTGTAGGGGTTGACCCAGTCCCACAGGAGGTTCGACTCGCGGAGCTTCTTCGTCCGCCGCCGGAGGCGGACGAGCTGGTGGCGGGCCTCGGCCAGCTTCACCCGGGCGCGGGCCTCGCGCAGGCGCTCGACGGCGGAGGGGCGGGCCGGGTCGCTCATGTCTTCCTCCGTGGCTTGCCATTGAGCAGCTCGACGGCCAGCCGCCGGGCCATCTCGATGGCGTCCGGGCCGTCGTCGTTGGCCCCGTTGGGGAACTCGCGCATCTGCTGGACGGCCAGGCGCCCGCCCCGGGTGTTGCGCACGCGCAGCCGGCGCTGGGACAGGGGCGCACCCAGCCGGCGGATGCGCAGGGGCTTGGGGTCGCGGTTGTCGATCAGGTAGAGGGGCAGGTCGTAGCCCACCCGTTTGGCCTCGGCCAGCAGGGGGTGGCGCAGCAACAGCTGGAACTGGTTGGACTCGACGCCGAAGCCCTCGGGGCCGAAGGCCTTGACGAGGTCGACGGCCTGCTCGACCATCCCCTCGCCCAGGGGCGTCCCGTCCGGCGAGCGCGGCGCCTGCATCGGCCTTCGGCCCAGGTCCACCTCGACATACTCCGTCCCGTCGTGCGTGCGGCCGTAGAGGGCCAGGGCCTGCCAGTCGGACAGGCGAGCGTCGGCCCCCTTGGAGGGGTCGAGGGCCGCCGTGCGCACGGCGAACCTGTCGCGCTCGGGCCATTCGTCGAACCAGAAGCCGGGACCGTCGAAGTAGCTGGGGGGCCACTCGCCTTCCGCCGAGGACACCTGCCAGTTGCCGCCCAGGAGGCGGAGCTGCTCGACGTGGGGCAGCGCCTGCAGGTTCGCCAGGTATCCCGGGTCGGCCCGGAGCAGCGCCTGGTTGTCCTCCAACCTGGCCGGGACGAAGGTGGCGCTCTTGGGCTGGCAGCCGGGGTAGCGGGCCAGCAGCTCGCCGGGCGTGTCGGCCCAGACCAGCTCGTGCTGCTGGCGGACGAACCAGCGCAGCCGGCCGGACCGCTCGGCGATCGGGTAGCCGGTGGCCGGGTCGATCCACCAGGCCAGGAAATCGGCCAGCCAGCCAGGCTCGGGGTTGGCGGTCGCCCGGACGTACGGCCGGACACCGCAGGTGCTGCGGTTGCGCGAGAGCATGTACCAGAACTGCGCCTCGGTGAACCGCTCCAGCTGGTCGAAGCCGATCAGGGCGATCTGGGTCGAGAGCCAGTTGTGCTTGTCCTGCTCGTGCTGCATGTGGGCGAACTTGACCACGGCACCGCTCGCACCGCCGGGAAACTTCCACCGCAGGTCGGACAGGTTGGAGGTGGCCCCGAGGAGCGGATAGAGCTTCTCACTCTCCGGCCAGAGCGAGCCCGGCGCCGTCAACTCGGGGCAGGTGCGGCGGAACAGCACGGCCGCGAAGCCCGGGACGTGGACGTGCCGCAGCGGCTCGAGCAGCAGCGCCCAGGTCTTGCCACCGCCGGCGGCGCCGCCGTAGATGGCGATGTCCGCTGGCGACGACAGGAAGGCCTCCTGGGGGCCGGGCTGGGGACGGACCACGAGGGGCTCGCTCACGGTCCCACCTCGCGACCGTTGGCCGGGATGTAGACCTGGACGGCCAGGGGCTGGCCATCCGGCCCGGTGTGCTCGTAGCGCTCGCGGTACTTCTCGGGCCGGTGGGCCTTGAGGAGGAGGGCCATCAGCGCGTCGCTGTACTCGATGGTGTGGCCGGCCACCTCGCCCCGGTAGAACACGGGCCGCTGGCAGCCCTCGCGGGCGCGCCGCCAGGCCTCGGCCTCCAGGTCGTCCACGGCGTCGTCGAGGGCATGGGCCATGGCCCGGGCGAACTCCTGGTCCTGGTCACGGCGATCGTAGACCGTGGACCGGTGGACGCGGGCGGCCAGACAGGACGCCTTGATGTTCCCGGTCCGGGCCAGCGCCTGCAGGAACGGGCCGACCCAGTCCGACGACGAGCGCTTTCGTGTCGGTTTTGTCGGTCGCCGAGGCTTCTTTTTCGGTGTCCTGGCCATGGTGGTCCGCGGGGCGAGGGCTTCCCCCGGCCATCATGGTCGCGGACGGTGTCGGGTTGCTACGAGGTGCCTGGCAGCGGTGGCACCCCCTGTAACTCTCGCCCCCAGGCGAGGATGGCCGTGGACAGGGCGTCCCGGGCCTCGGCCTCGTCGGCGTACATCGGCGCATAGAGGTGCCACCCCTTGGCCACGCCGGCAGCCCTGGGAAGTGCCAGCAAGTGAAACAGGTGGCTGGGAAGGGAAGCCGTCTCGTCCCCATCAGGCCAGCCGACATTCGCGTTGAACCAGCACCAACCGTCTCGGTCGCGGTTGGATGGGTGGCGGTCGATCAGTACCACCCGCTTCAGCGGACAGGTGCTGAACAGACGGCCGACGTACTCCTCCAGCACGGCGAGGGGCACCAGCAACCCCTCGACGAACCCGTTGCGGAGCGTCACGGACAGGCCGCGTGCGCCATGCAAGCACACGTTCAGGCCACCGGACCTGGGCAGTTCGACGTGAAACGTCCGGTACGGCACCGGCCGATTCCCTCTTTGTTTCCGATACAGGGACAGAGGCGCCCAGGTGGGGAGCCACCACTGCGGGAAGCACTGTTCCAGGATGGCCCAGGCCTTTTTCAGGCCCACTACCGAGCCCTCCACCATCAGCCGGATGCACTCGGCCCTGGCCCGCTGGGTGGGGTGGCCCTGCTCCTCCAACCAGTCGGCCAGGACCAGGCGGGGCGTCAGGTCGTCGGGGTGTTCGCAGATGTCCCTGAGGAACGCATCCCAGACGGGACCGGATTCGTGGATGTTCACTTACTGGCCTCCTCCAGGAAACGCACGACCTTGCCCTGCGCCCTGGCGTAAGCCAGTTCCCGGCCCGTGGACTCACCGATATACCCACCCACGTTCAGGATGAGCACTTCGTCAGCCAGGTCGATCTTCCGCAGGTGCAGTTCGTCCAGCATGGCCTTCACCGGGCTATCCATGTCCAGCCCTTCCTCGTGGCCCATCAACCCCACGGACAGGACGATGTGTCCGGCGAGCGTCTCCTCGCGCATGGCCTGCCGGAAAGCTTCGCCGAACCGTGTGCTGCCGCACAGACAGACGACCTTCGGCGCCTTCTGCTTCTGCACCTCATATCGGTCGAGCGCCTCCACCAGTAGGCGGCCCGGACTGCCCGGATCATCACAGTAGGCTGCCAGCACCGACGGGCTGGCAATGCGGTTGGTGTCCCGAACATACTTGGTCATCGCTGCGAACAACTGCTCTTTCGTCATCACTTGCTCACCTCCATCTTGGCCTGTGTTTGGCACCATCCGCGCCAGGCGGGCGTACTGCGGACCACCTCGTCGCCCGGCTGGGTTGCCACCACGCGATAACTCGCCAGGGCATACCAGGCACTGGAAGGGCCACGACGACCGCGCCGATAGTCAACATGGACCGTACTCGCCGGGCCCTCGCGGCGATAGACGTGGATCGTCTCGTCGGGCGCAGGCATGTCGTCGAGTTGGTCCAGGGCGTCCCACGTCCCATCGACCGACCGCACGACCCTCAGGTAGGGCGGGGCGCGGTGCAGGAGCAGGACGACGCCCGCCGCCAGACCATCGAGGAAACGGACCATTTCAGCCACCCCCTCTTCTTGCCTCGCCGACGATCTCCAGCACCACCCGGCACGCCTCCTGGGCGTCCGGCAGCTCGCACGCCGCCTCGATGCGGGCCAGGGCAGCCTCGGCAGCGATCGCCCGCCGCAGTGCCTCGCCGGCCACCCGCCGCGCGAACAGGGCCAGGTCAGGCTCGCGCATCGTCCCGCCCACCCATTCGGGCATCTCATTGGCCAGGCGCTCGAATTCGGCCAGTGCTTCCTTCAGGTCCATCCCCTTCACTCCCCCTCCCGGGCCAGGCGCGACAGCGGTCCTTCCGGCGGACGGTCGTCCGCCGGGGGCTTCGGGCGGGACGGGTCGGTCCAGCGCACCAGGCGGGACCGCTCGCGGGGGCCGATCACCCAGGTAGCCCTCAGGCCCACCACCCGCACCCGTGTCCCCAGGTAGGGGTCGCCCTCGGGGCCAGCGGGCCGGAGGTGGACCGCCACCCCGGGGAACTGCGTGGCGAAGTCCTGCTCGGACAGCAGGGGGTAGAGCCGGACGGTGGTCCGGTCCCACTGCGAGGAGCCGCCGAGGTTCACCCAGTACGTCCCGCCCTGGAGGACGGCCCGGACGCTGACCACGTCGCGCCCGCCGCCGGCCAGGGCCGCCACGGCATAGGCCGCCTGGACCTTCTCCGGGGCAGTCTCCACCCAGGCGCTCAAGTCTTCGGCCTCGTGCCACCCGATCGGGCCATGGTCCTTCTGGGGGGCCGCGTAGCTCTCGGGGCACTCCAGCACCAGGGCGAGCATGCCCGACTCCGGGTTCCAGGACGTACACCACTCCTCCAGCACCTCGACGCCGGCCAGGTGCTGGGCCAGCGCGACGATCCCCTCGAGGCTGGCGTCCTCGACCACGCAGCCCATCTCGGGGTCGACCAGGTGCGCGCGCCCCGGCCCGCTGGCCAGATAGTGCCCCTCGGGCCAGCGCCACAGCCGCCAGCCGGTGAAGGGGCCGTCGTCCGCCCAGCCGACCAGTTCCAGGGGCACGCAGGAGGAGCAGACGTCCTCCCCGTCCGTGGCGTCGGCCCAGGAGCAGCCCCCCTCACAGGCGAAGGCCTCGGTACAGCCGCACCGCGAACAGGAGCGGACGGCCGGCGGTGGTGGCGGTGGTTGCGGTGGTGCAGGCGGGACAGGTGCCGTCTCGGGCGCTCCCAGCCAGGCCGGATAGGTGCCACGCCGTCCTTCCTCGGTGTGGTCCTTCCACCAGGCCCGCACGCAGTCCAGCACCTCGTGCGCCCTCTTCGCCGCGATCCCCTTGGGTGGCCACCACCGGCCCGCTTCCAGGCGGGCGGCCAGCTCGCCCAGGCACTTCACGCCCGCCTTCTCGATGGCCCCCCGGAAGCGGGCCGGCAGGAACGACAGGTCGGCCCCGCGCCAGGCCTCGGGGTGGTGGCGCCCGGCGTCGAGGACCAGTTCCCAGGTGCGGTCGCTACCGCCGACCGGCCCCCAGTCCCGGGCCTCGACGAGGTAACCGAGCGCCGCGGTGGCCTCCTCCGCCACCTCGTCCGGGGTCGGCCAGTAGTCAGCGGCCTTCAGGTCGTCGCGGTCCCAGTTGCCGAACCGCTCCACGTCGAAGCGGACGACGTGGCGGCCGTCCGCCAGCAGCCACACGGCACACGCCTGGCGCCTCACCTCCAGGTCGGCCAGCTTCCGGTGTCCCGGGCCGACCGGGACGAGGTCGACCTCCGGGACCGGCGGGCTGCTGGCCGCGACCACCACCCGGCCAGGGGGCGCTTCGGGCGTGCTCACCTCCGGCCGGGCCTCCGGCCGGGCCTCCGGTGGTGCAGGGGGCGGTGGGGCGTCGGCCGACGCCGGGGCGCCCTTCCACGCGGAGCAGATGTGGGCGCAGTAGCAGGGGTGGCAGAACGCCTTGCCGCAGCACCGGTCCGTGCCCTGACACCGGACCGTGGCCTGGGCCTGGCCGCAGCCCGGGCACACGCCCTCCGCAGCCTCCTCGACCAGGGCGGACAGCCGCCGGGCCTCCCGCTCGCGGTCGATCCGGGCCTCGCGGTAGGCCCGCCGGGCCTCGTCCGCGCGGCCCTGGGCCGCGCGGAGCCTCTGGTACTGGGCCACGATCCGCGCCCGGAAGCCCTGGACCTGCTCACTGCCTTCCATCATCGACCTCCTTCCGTACCCAGTGGAGCGCCTGCTTGATGAGTTGTTGCCCCCTGACGTGTCCCACGCCGAGGCGGCGCGAGACCTCGGCCATCGACACGCCGGCCAGCCACCAGTCTAAGGCCCGGGCCTGCCTCGCAGTCATGCGTTCCTTCGCCCGGGCCAGCGCCTGCCTGGCCCACTCGTGCTCGTCCCGGTCGGCCGCCTCCTCCTCGGGCCGGGGAGCGCCACAGCGTGGCTCGACCTCGTCGGTGAAGTCGGCGACGAGCGGCAGGAGCGTGCCCTCCTGCCGGGACCGCTGGACCAGTGCCCAGCGGACCGGCCTCCACACCCAGGTCGCGAACCTCCCCCTGGCGGGGTCGTAGGTGGCCGCGGCCCGCGCCATGGCCGCCACCGCCTCGGCGGCCCACTCCTCCGGGGAGACCGTCCTCGGCCGAGGGTGCCGGGCCGCCAGCCAGTAGGCCAGGTACAGGCTGTCCTCGACCAGTCGCTGCTGCTCGCGAGTGAGCGGCCGGCGAGGACGAGTGGGTGGTCGTCCGCGTGGTTTCACGGCGCCACCCCCTCGCTCGCGACAGGCCGGCCCAGCAGCTCGTCGAGGCGGGCCTGGGCGGCCGTGAGCGCGCACCCCTCGGGCAGTTCGTCCGTGCGGCGGTAGCACCGGGGCACGCCGTCGCCCTGGTGGACGTGCAGGTAGAGCCGGGCGTGCATCGCCCCCGGCAGGCGCAGCGGGCACTCGGCCCGGAGCAGGTCCAGCAGTCCGCAGTCGATCTCGTCCATCGGTCACTCCTCGGGAACAGTCACGCCAGCCGCCAGCAGGCCGGCGGCGATCGCCTCGTAGCCGGCCCGGCCGAGCTGGTGCAGCTCCTCCCAGCCGGGCACGTCACCCTGGTACGGGCTGAAGGCCAGGACAGCGTCCAGGTAGCAGTCCCGGACCAGCCGGGCCAGGCGACCCACCCGCTCGGCGTGGGCCTTCTGCCCACGATCCAACCTCCCCGCCGCCGGCGGCCGACGCTGCCCGGGAGGGTGCTGGCGGGCCAGGGCGTTCCACCGCCGCCAGCCCTCCACGGCCCTCCGGTCCGCCACCAGGGGCGGCTCGCCCGGCCAGTACAGCACGGCCAGGTCGAGGTGCTCCACCGGGGGACAGTCCTCCTCGCGTGTCCGCTGGGCGAGGTAGTCGAGGACGGCCTGGTCGGTCTCTTGCTCGGCCACGGGAGGATTGCCGCTTTCCTCGCTGACCAGCCAGTCGCACACCTCCTGGCGGTGTGCCAGCAGGGCGCCCCTCTCCTCCTGCGTCAGCTTGCCGGGTGGACTGACGATCAACTTGCCTTTCGTCCGGTCGTACCGAACGGACAGGCCACGCCCCCGGATGGCCTCGATGATGGTCGATGGTCCCATGCTCCACCTGATCTCGTGCAACAGTTGAAACTGTTGACCTTAACTGCCCAATCTGAAACAAGTTAAGTGTTGTTTTGTACGATGAAACAGTTGCTGGGACAGTTGAA